AATTCCTTATGTTAAAAAAGAATACTTTGATGGTTCTCATAGAACCGTATTTGACTTAATAGTAAGTTTTGTAAATACACATAATAAATTACCAACAGCAAAGGTATTGGATCTTGAGCTAAAAAAGATTAGTGCTCATGAAGAAATACTAAATCAAGCATCAAGACTAATTGAAGAAATACAAGAAAAGTCTGATGTTGATACTGATTACCTAATTAAAGAATCTGAAAACTGGTGTAGAGAACGTGCAGTTTATAATGCCATTATGGAATCTATTCAGATCATTGATAAAAAAGATAAAACAAGAAGTGAAGGTGCTATACCTGAAATACTATCTAATGCACTAGGTGTATCTTTTGACCAAGCAATTGGTCATGACTATATTGATAATTCTGAAGAAAGGTTTGATTTCTATAATCTTAAAGAAGATAGGATTCCATTTGATTTAGATTACTTCAACAAAATAACAAAAGGTGGCCTACCAAATAAAACTTTAAATATCGCTCTTGCTGGAACTGGTGTTGGTAAATCTTTGTTTATGTGTCATTGTGCATCATCAGTTCTAGAGCAAGGCAAAAATGTTTTATATATTACAATGGAAATGGCAGAAGAAAGAATAGCAGAAAGGATAGATGCCAATCTTATGAATCTACCAATTGAACAATTGCCGTCTTTACCTAAAAAAGTATTTAACGATAAGATTGGAAAGATTGCAAAAGGGTCAATTGGTAAACTAATTGTAAAAGAATATCCTACAGGTTCTGCTCATACAGGTCACTTCCGAGCACTACTAAATGAGTTAAAACTCAAGAAAAACTTTAAACCAGACATAATATATATAGATTATTTAAATATTTGTGCATCTTCGCGTATGCGAGGCATGGGCGGAAGTATAAATAGTTATACATATATTAAAGCTATCGCGGAAGAACTTCGTGGATTAGCGGTGGAATTCAATGTACCGATAGTATCGGCAACTCAGACTACAAGGTCAGGGTACAGTAATACTGATGTCGGATTAGAGGATACATCTGAATCATTTGGTTTACCAGCAACGGCTGACTTAATGTTTGCTCTTATTTCAACAGAGGAACTTGAAGAGTTAGGTCAATTGTTGGTGAAGCAATTAAAAAATAGGTATAACGATCCTACCAAGTATAGACGTTTTGTAGTTGGTGTTGATCGTTCCCGCATGAAACTATATGATGTGGAAGAGTCGGCTCAGTCAGATATTATGTCTGATATGACACCCGACAAACCTATAAATAAGTTCGGTGAAAGAGAACAACCAGATTCTTTCGCCGATTTCAAAGTATAAAAAAGGAGACTTTATGGAACTACTTAATAAAGCAAAAGAATGGGTCGTAGCAAGATGGTCAGAAAGAACATCTTGGGATGGCGGTGTGATTATAGGTTTATCCCTAGGATATATCCTATTAGGTGGACTAATTGATTGGTTAGCCTGGGTAGCACTTGCTTACGGTGTCTACACTTTTGTTAAATCAGAAGTTGCTTAATTAAAGCAATTGTAAGTTCATAAGGGGCTTCGGCCCCTTTTCTTTAGAGAAATGTTACAATTCTGTTACAATTCTGTTACAATTGTGTAAAATCTTAAAATAACTATTTACATTTCTGTATACTTGTGGTATAATGGTTATATATTTAATTAAAAAGGAGTTAATAAATATGTCAAATGAAGTAAATCAAATCATAATTGAAAGAATCGTAGAAGAGGTTGAGCAAATGTCAACTGGTTCTATATTACAGGAATTATTGGGTGGAATGAAACCAGGTATTTGTGATTCTTGGGATGAAAGAGTTTCACATACTGATAGAGATGCTGTAATTGAAAAATTAGCAAATCAAAGATTTGAAAAGGAGTGCGTATAATGGCTAGAGGATCACAAAGTTATATTGGAACATATTGGACTGCATGTGCAGGTGATATGTTAGAAGTTTCTAAAATTAGAGAAGTTATTAAAGCTGTCAATAGAGAAGCAAAATTTGCAGAAGATAGCAGATGGAAAAATAAGACAGGTGCAAAGTTTCCAAGATTCAGAGTAAAGCTTCAAGGGAGAGGTCCTAGAAAAGAAGCTGCTATTGCAGATGGAAGACATAGGAATGCGTATGATCAAAGCTTACCTTTGAGACATGCGGAAAGAGTTGATTTATATATTTATGATAGGAGTGAGAGATATTATGATTAAAGAATGGGAAGAACTAACTGAGCAAGAGCAATTGCTCCAATACATTTCTGATATGCACAAGAGTGCGTATGGTTCCAGACCTAGAGGTGGCTATGACCACATGTCTGTGGAAGAGCTCAAGGTTGAGCTTGATAAGCTTAGCAACATTGCTAATGATGTGTATGAGCAAGAGAAAGCATATGAAGAGGAATGTGCTGATGAGTTCGATTCCCTAGTTCTATCAATCCAAGCATCTGGTGCTGGTAATAGAGAAACAGCTCTCAAATGGCTACTAGAGTCTTCGGACTGTGGTGGTGATTTGGAATATTTCATTTGGGGTCATGGGTTCCTATTTACCGATAGGGGTCAAGCTCTTAAACAGGAGTTAGCTGAGCTATGAGATTATTAGAGGCTAATTATGGAGATGTAAGAATATTCTCCGAAAGACCATTTGGCTATAAAAGATATATAGTCGAATGGCAAGATGGTGCAACCACAATCTACTCAGGACTGTGGTATAAAAAAGAAAAAGTAATTAAAATAGTTGAGGAGAAACTAAAATGAGTTATTATAATTTTGATGACGTTATGTCAAGACTTGATGACATTGAGTCAAAAATCGATAAATTAATCGAAATGGAAACCAAGAACCAAGCTTTTCAAGTAATTGCAACTAAAGGTAAAAAGAAATTACCAGTTGCTGATTATATATTTGAAAAAATGCAAGAAGCTTTATTGTTTCAAAAGCAAATGGTAGAAAAAGGCTACGATGTGGAGTTAAATAGAAAATGGATTTAATAATCTTAGTTTGTATAGTATGTCTCATCGGTAGTAATTATGGTTCATATAAAATTGGCCATAATGAAGGAGTTCGTGCAGGAGCAGAAAGTACAGTAGAAATCTTACATGACAATAAAGTAATCTCCTTTGACAATAAAGGAAATATTGTACCAAATCCATTTTTTAAGGTTTAAATTTGTATAAATAGATTATATAAAAAGGAATCTATTTATGAACTTTAAATCTTTTATTAATAAACCACAAGTAATTAGTGAAGGTACTAAGCTAACACCGTCTGTTCTAGACGAAAAAAATGCTAAAACTGGAGAAGAAAGAATTGATATTCTACGGGATTTAGTTCGTGGAAGTAAACCTTTAGAATTAGCAAAAGGTGGTACAGTCGTAGTAGTTAATATTAAAGACGCTCTAGAAAAAATCAAACTATTTAAAAAGAATTATTTACACTTCGGTAGAGGTGGAATTCCGCTAGAAACAAATGGTGGTACCATTTATACAAATGAACTTAAAAAATCAAAAGTATTTGGTGGTGAAACTGGTGGTGCTGGTGGAGGTAGTTTAAATACAAAAATTTATGAATCACATAATGCTGTATTTTTACACGCTATGCTAGAGCATGGACATAAACAACCATTAGAATTTTTCACAAATGATATCCTAAAGAATGCACATAAAAATGCTGATGTAGATGCTAAATGGCCAGAGCTAGAAAATATACCAGATGAATGGATGCTTTCTTCATATAATATATCACAAGAATTAATTAAATTAGGTTATGTTAGAAAAGGCCATGTAGTTCATAGAAACAGTAAAATAATGAATGGGATATATCAAAAGAAAAATGAAGCATTTGCTAACATGGGTCTAAAAAAACTTAAAGATGATAAATGGAATCCTGGTGATGTATGGGCAGTAGATAAATCATTTGATATTAATAATTTAAGTACAGATACTATTGATGGATTAAATGCTGACATATTAGAAAACTATTTAAATAGAAGTTGTGTAGGTATATCTCTCAAAGGCCCTATGACAAAAAGTGTTCCTATAAAAGAATTTAATCTAGATAAATCATTACTTAAAACATATAAGTTTAAACAATTTAGATTAGAATCAAATAGAGGTGATTATTGGTCATCTAAAATGGGTCATATTGATTATGATGGTGGTGAACTGACTATTAAAGATGGTAAACACTTTGGTTCAGTAAAGGCAGAAATTAAAGGTAAGAAAGCCAGAGGTGGTGGATTAGGTTAGGAAGTAATGAGTGGTTACCTTGAAAGATATGGTAAAAAGTATGCACTTAAACCTATATCAAAACATGCTAAAAAAATAGCTAAAGCAATTGAAAGAAAACAAGATGAAAAATCAATAAAAGAATATTTTAAATATTATAATTACTTTTATAAAGATTTATCTTATGATGATTTTAAAGCAAAAGTTATCACAATGCCAGGACATTGGATATCAGCAAAATTTGCTATTACACAATTAGGTTATCATATTAATAATATACCTAGAAGCAAAATTAATGAACTTATAACAAATTTTGTAAACTATGCGGGCTCTTCTACCGCAGAATCTAGTGCATATGTTAAGGCAGGGAAATAATGCGTAGATTAAAACAATTCATAACAGAAGACATCTTAGTATATAAACCACAAGGTGAACTTAAACCTGCAAAATATAATAAAATAAAAATCTTTAAAGATGGATGGCAATCAATACAGCTACCGCCTCCGCCCCCGGAAAAGGTAGAAGTCAACAAGGTAATTGAAATATGTCATTCGGCTACTGAAGAACAAATTGAAGAATATAAGTTATGTGATACTGATGCTTCATACTTCATTAAAGATTATATGGAAAAGAATGATTTAGAATATGATAATGCTGTAATAGAATACATAGAAAAACAATGTGTTCCAATTATAAGACATTATAAAAATCATTTTAATAGACCAAGACCATATCAAGTTGCCGCGTACTATAATTTAGAACTTAGAAGGTTTAAAACAGAAACTTCGTCAACACCTTCTTATCCTTCAGGACACACAGTTCAGCCATTAGTAGTAGCATTACATTATGCAAAAAAATATCCTAACCATAAATCTAATTTAGAAGCTATGGCAAATAAGTGTGGTTATGGAAGAGTTATAGCTGGATTACATTACCCAGCAGATTATAACGCAGGTGTAATACTTGCAAATAAATTAATGGATTTTATCGATTATGAAAAATTTTAATAACTATTTAGCCGAAGCCAAGAACACTCATATGATTCATATTGAGGATTTAATCTTGGACGGTGGAGTTAAGGGGGCACGCCAGGCAATCCTAGCGCTTAGGTCAATGAGGGATATGTTGAGCGGTAATGCAAAAGCACCAATGGACATTACTGTCAAGTGGGACGGTGCCCCCGCCGTATTTGCTGGAGAGGATCCAAGAGATGGAAAATTCTTTGTAGCAAAGAAAGGTATATTTAATGCTAATCCAAAAGTATATAAAAATCATGAAGATATTGATGCAGATACAAGTGGAGATTTAAATCGTAAATTAAAAATGGCATTTGATAATCTTAAAGGTCTTGGAATTAAAGGTGTAATCCAAGGTGACTTTATGTTTGAGAAAAAAGATTTAAAGAAGTCAAAAATAAATGGTGAATCACATATTACATTTCATCCTAATACAATCGTATATGCAGTCCCAGAAAAGAGTGAACTAGGTAAAGAAATAAGCAAAGCTGAAATTGGTATTGTATGGCATACTACTTATAAGGGTGGAACATTTGAATCTATGAGTGCAGAATTCGGAAAAGAAATTGTTCCTAAACTAAAAAAGAGTTCTAAAGTATGGATGGTCGATGCAACACTTAGAGACTTATCAGGAACAGCAACACTAACAGCTGATGATAATAAAGAGATTTCTAAAAAACTATCTGATGCTGGAAAAATATTCAGAAAGATAGCAAGTGGTGTATTAAAAGAAATAGAATCAAATAAAGAACTTAATCTTGTAATTAATACATATAATAATGTAAAGGTAAGAGAAGGACAAAGAATAACAAATACTAAATCCCACGCTACTGGTTTAGTAATGTGGGTAAGTAATAGATACCAAAAGGAAATTGATAAAAGAAGTACACCAAAGGGTAAAGGTGCTCAAATAGCAAAACGTGATGCATTATTATCATTTTTCAGTAAACAAAACATAAAAAATTTAAAATTAATCTTTGATTTACAAAATTTAGTCATCGATAGCAAATTAATTATTATAAATAAATTAAACAAACTATCTAAAATTGATACGTTTGTTAAAACTAAAAATGGGTTTAAGGTCACCGGCGTTGAAGGCTTTGTGGCAATAGACCGATTAGAAGGTGGTGCTGTTAAGCTTGTAGATAGAATGGAATTTTCTACAAACAACTTTAGCAAAGATATTATAAAAGGTTGGGATAACCCCAACTAAATGGGATACCGAGGAAATACATGTCAGTTAAATCATTTAGCGATTTTTTAACAGAGTCAACAAAAGAAGTTACTTTCGTATTTGGAAGATTTAATCCTCCAACGATTGGACATCAAAAATTGTTTGATCATCTGAAAAAAGTCAGCCGTGGCGGAGCATATCGTATATATGCTTCAAAGTCAGTGGATAGTAAAAAGAATCCATTGTTATTCAAAGATAAAATCAAATTTCTCAGAAAAATGTTTCCGAAACATGCACGAAGTGTCATGTCAGATAAAGATGTAAGAACTGTTTTAGATATCGCAGTTAAATTATATGACCAAGGATTTACTAAAGTAACTATGGTTGCTGGGTCAGATAGAGTAAAAGAATTTGATATCTTACTAAACAAATATAACGGTGTCAAATCAAGACACGGTTTTTACGAATTCCAGGGTGCTATAAATATAGTCAGTGCTGGAGAAAGGGACCCAGATGCAGATGGCGCAACTGGGATGTCAGCTTCAAAGATGCGAATGGCCGCTCAACAAAATGATCTTGAAGGCTTTTCTAAAGGATTGCCTTCAGGATACCAACCTAACGATTTATTTAATGCTGTTAGGAAAGGTATGGGTTTAAAGGAAAAGACATCATTCAGAAAGCATATCCAATTATCTCCAGTATCAGAAACAAGAGAAGAATATGTAGAAGGAAGCCTATATAGTATAGGTGATAGAGTTACAATTAAAGAATCAGAAGAAGAAGGTACAATAGAATACTGTGGTGCTAATTATGTTATTGTAGAATCAAATGGTAATAAGAAAAGATATTGGTTAGATTCAGTAGAAAAGATTCAAGAGTATAACGAAATTGGTACTAAACAATTATTAAAAAAATATTTGAAAGACACACCGTTTTCAGAAGTAGTAAAACAAGACCCTGATATTAAAGATAGAAAAGGATCACAACCTGCAGGGTACTATAAAGGTTTAAAAACAAAATCAACAAAACAAGCTAGAGCTAGACATTTTGCCAAGAAGTCTAAAATGGACGATGATAATCCAAAGGCATATACAAAAGCTCCAGGCGATGCAACTGCAAAAACTAAACCATCTAAACATACTAAAAAGTATAAACAAATGTATGGTGAAATGGCAGAGCATTTAACGTTTGAAGATTTTACAGTTACAGAACAAGATACTAAAAAGGCATTAAGGAAAAAGGCTGATAAGTCAGGTATGCCATACGCTATCTTGAAAAAAGTTTTTGATAGAGGAGTAGCCGCTTGGAGAACTGGACACAGACCAGGCACTACACCTGTACAATGGGGATTAGCAAGAGTGAATTCTTTTGTTACCAAATCAAAAGGAACGTGGGGTAAAGCTGATAAAGATTTAGCCGCGCAAGTTTAGGAGAAATAAATGAAAAATTTTAAAGATATTAGAGAGAAGTATAGTAGTAAGTTCCCACCTGCTCTAATTGCTGCAGCCGTTAAGATTGCTCTTGACATGGGCGGTAACATGACTGGTGCTTACAAAAAAATAGAAAGAATGAAAAGAGGATTAGGGGACGATCCTGTTGTTAAAGATGCGCTAAGAATGGCAAACGAAAATGTTAACGAAGAAGTATTAAATGAGTTAAACTTTTCATATGCATTTTTTGATAAACAAAGCCTTAATAAATTCATGTTAAAAGCATTAAAGATTAAAGGTCTTGAAGTTGTTGATAGTGAAAAGCAACAAGGTGGACACTATGTAGTAAGAGTTAAATCTGATGACAAGAAAATTATTGCTAAAGCAAATTCAGTTGCAATTAAAGCAATGTCAGAATGGGTTGAAGAAGTAAATCCACAAGATACTATTGTTACTATTGATGAAAAAGTAAAGGCTGGAAAAGGAAAGGGTAAAGCTGATGTTGATTATATTGGGGACCCTGAATTAACAAAAAAGTTAGAGAAGAAGTTTAAAGTAAAAATTAAATCATCAGGTAGAACATCTGCTGATATTATTGGTAATAAAGCTAATATAGTTAAACTTCTACAATCAGATGCGTATTTAATGGACGATGAAGATATTGAAGAACTATATCCTGATTTATTAGAAGGTGTAATTTCTGAAGCTTTATCAAAAAAGATATCTGATGCAGAAGCTAGAAAAATACAGAAAAAATATAACCTAGCTATGGACCAATTTCAGGATTTAAAAAATAATTATTCACCAAAGAAAACACCAAGACCTAAAGCTTGGATATCACTTGATTATCCAGTAAGAGATGGTGATTACTATTTTGCATTTGTATCAGATGATGAAAAGAAGAATACTAAATTTAATAGTAAATTAAACGATGTTATGAGAGAAGTAGGTAGAGGTAGAATAGTAGGTGGAATTAATAAAGCAGTCGACTTAGCAGACGAAATCTGGAAAGCAGTAAGTAAAGAAGTTAAAAAATATCCAAGAGATTTAGGCTGGAATGATACTATGACTAGAGAAGAAATCTGGGCTTCAATTGCACATATGATTGCTGTTCCTGGTTTTAAAGAAAATATCGATGAAGTTTTTATTGATAAAATGAGAATCGGTAAAAGAAAGAAAGCACCTAAGTGGAGTTAAGATGAAAAACTTTTTTGAATTTAAACAAAACATACAAGAGAAACGTTTTAATGATATACTCAAACAATTCGGTAGAGATAGAGATTGGATTGATTGGTGTAAACAATATAAAAAAGAAATAGAAACTTTTGTAAAAGGTAAAGGTAGAAAGTCACTTGATCAAGATGCAGAAGATGATCTAATAGATTGGGCTGTAGAAAATGATCACATGGCAGGGCCAGACGATGATCGTAGTCTTGATAGATTTTACGATAAATATTTACTAGGGAAGTAAGATGAAAAGAACATTTGCAGAAATAAGAAAAAACCTAGAAGAAAAGGCATATAGGCCTCAAGGGTCAATGTCAAGAATAGGTGGTGTTGTTGCTCAATCATTTAAGAAACATGTTGAGAGAGTAAAAATGTCCAAACTCGACGAAAAGAAACTTACAAAATTGTGGGGTGATTGGTGTATGAGAAAAGGATATGATATTGTTCTTGATTATGTATTACAGATGCAAAAGAAAGCTAAATTACCAGAAGGTACTTTTTTACTTATAGGTATGAAAGGACATAAAGGTGGAAGATGGGTAAAAGAACAATCGCTTTCAATGGAAGATGTACAAGATTATTATAGAATGCAAGATGATTTTTCTATAATGATTCAAGGTACTGAAGACCAGGCTGAACTTAAAGCAATGATGAGAGCTATGAAAGGTTCTTTTAGAAGCAGACCACTTAAAGGCTATGATAGTGTAAAAGGCGGACAGGTTAGATTTTCACCAGGTATTACATTAGAAATTAGAGATCCAATGGATTTAATTATAGACGACAAGTAATGAAAAGTTTTAAAGAGTTTAGAAAAAATAGAGTAGACGAAAGAAGTGCTTTGGTAATGAACATACCAAACATAGTTTCAGTTATGCTTAAAGACGTAGCATCTAAACTCGAAAAAGAGCTAAAGAAAGGCGAAACAGAATTAGCAAATAATATCGGAAGACTTGTTGGATTAAAGATTACTACAAAGGGTCAACAAAAAGGTAAAGCTTTCTTATATGATTTAGAAAAAGGATTTAGAGGTAAAAAGCCAGGTTCTAGTAGAGGTAAACGATGAAAGACTTTAAAACATTCTTTGAGAATAAAGGACCATGTTGGCCAGGTTATGTTCAGGTTGGTATGAAAAAGAAGAATGGCAAAGATGTTCCAAATTGTGTACCTAAAGAAGAAGTAGAAGAAGGTACTGGTAAAAAGAAAGGTGAATCTTGGGAAGATGGTTATAAAAGAAGAGTTGTAAAAACAACCAAACCAGAACATAAAGAAGATGGTTACAAGTGGAGAATAAAAGGTAAAGAAAGAGATGAAATATCTATTAAACTCTATAAAACTAAACCAGATTATGCAGAATTTAAAAAACAAATGAAAAGGGTAGCAGGGCATGAGTTCGGAGGTTAAAACATTTACAGAGTGGAAAGAAAGGTTTGATCTTTATGAAGGTAAATATGTACCTTTAGAAATGCCTATGGTAGAAGCACCTGAATTAAATAAACCAAAAAGGTCTTCGGGTCCAAGTAAATATGTTGTATATGTAAAAGATCCGAAAACAGGTAATGTAAAAAAGATAAATTTTGGAGATGCTAAAGGTGGTTTATCTGCAAAGATAAATGACCGAGATGCTGCTAGGAATTTTGCTTCAAGACATAACTGTGATACGAAAACAGATAAAATGAAAGCAGGATACTGGGCATGTAGATTACCAAAATTTGCAAAAGAATTAGGGATGAAAGGTGGCGGCAACTATTTCTGGTAAACTAAACTTTCCATTTATTGAGGAAGTAGAAATAGGTGGAGTTATAAGAACTTTTTACCCAACAAAAGATGATTCTGAATATGTATGGCATCGGGACCGAGAGGACCGAGAAGTTGAAGTACTAGAAGGAGAAGGTTGGCAATTTCAATACGAGAATTGTTTGCCATATTTGTTAGAAGCAGGTATGATCTTTGAAATTAAAAAAGGAGAATACCATAGATTAATCAGAGGAGTTACTCCTCTTAAATGCAGGGTTATATTCAGAAATGAGTGAAGATAGACAAGTTTATACAATTCAATCTCAAAGGTTGGATAGAATTGAAGAAAAGATTGACCAGATGGGAGAGGCTATTGTTATGCTAGCTAGAGCTGAAGAGAAAATACATACTCTTACAACTTTTAGTAAACAACAGTCAGAACAGATACAAAATCTTATAAATAGAATAGACAGAGTGGAAGGTTTGGCGACAGGCAATTCCAATACTGTTGCTTTAATTAATAAAGTTTTCTGGGTAATTGTTGTTGGTTTAATATCAGCATTTACTTGGGAAATGGTATTACACAGTGGTTACTTTAACGGAGGATAACAGAAATGAAACTTACTGATAAAGAGGGCCTAGAGATTGCATCCGTCGTAAAAGATGTGTTGGAAGGAAAGGCTGTCAAAAAAGAAAAGAAAAACGTAAAAGAGGTCGAAGAGCCAAGACCTGAAGGTGAAAAAGAGTTTAAGAAAAAGCATGTGATTAAAAAATCAGGTGAGAAGGAAGATGGAACAGTTACTAAAGAAGCTGCATCTCCTGAAGAAAAAGCTCAACAAGCACTAAAACATGCTAAAGAAAAAGAAGCTCTTAAAAAGAAGCATGACCAAGAAAAAGAAAGACTTAATGCTAATGAAGAAGTAGAAGAAGTCGAGGAAAAAGTTTCTGCAGAAGAATCTAAAAAGGAAAAATATCAAAAGTTTTTCCAAGCTGCTTTGAAAAAGTTCGGTGTTAAATCACCTGCTGAATTAGAAGGTGGTAAGAAAAAAGAATTCTTTGATTACGTGGATAAAAATTACGAAGCTGATAACGAAAGCGACTAATGGACTTTTTTAAATTAAGAGAAAATTTAACTGAAAGAACTTCAGTAAAAGATTTACCTATGTATAAAGATAGGGATCGAAGAGGTCATCAAGCTAGAATGTATATCGACAAAAGAGCTTTTAAAAATGTCGATAATTTAGGCATGGTATTAATGAACATTAGTGGTAAATTCCATATTTCTTCATTTGATGGATTAGAATCAAATCCAAAAGAAGTAGAATTATATGGTGATTTAAAGGTTTTAAAACAAATTGCTAAAAAGTTTAGAGGCGCTGAAGTCTTCAAAAATTAATACAATTAATTTGTATATATAATTTTATAATATGAAAAACTTTGATAAATTGACACATAGGAATTTTAAGCTGTTCGCGGCTAAGCACTATGATAATCCAGAATGCTTAGACATAGAAGAGTTTAAACAGGACCTAAGCAGATTTAAGTACCTCAAGAGATTACTCAAGAGGTACGAATTGACGGGTGATTTGCAAGAGAGATTAATACTCAATCATATTATAGTTTTATATAATGTGTTTGGTATTGAGCCATGTAATAAGATGATGTGGTTTAAAATCAATGATGAACATTGGCCTATCATTAAACCATTCCTTGTTTACTTGCACTATTTACCAGAAGAGGAAAAGGTAGAAATACCAATGGATCCATACATTGTAGACATATTGAGAAAACTATGACAAGAACAGTATTAATCAGAGAATCGCTAAAAGCAGTAGCTGATTTTGCTTATGCTATAAGATTTCTTAAATTATTAGTTACACCTTTTGATAAGACCGATGCGTATAAGCTTGGTGTTATAGATGATAAAGGTAAAGTACTAAAGAAAGGTAAAGAAAGAAAAACAAGAGAAGAAAAAGATTCTTATACTGTATTTCATAGATTAGTATTTAATCTCAAAAAGATTATTCCATTAGGTAAATTAGGTTCTTACGCTTCAGCACTATTTCTCATTAGAGAACATACAGGTATGACTGATGAAGAAATAGAAAATGCATTAGATAATGCTGAACTAACATTAGATGATTTCATACACGAAAGTAGTCACTACGTAACAGATTTCGAAGAATTAAAAATAGGTACATATATACTTAAAGATGATTTATGTCACGAAGAAACAGGCGAAGACATATTTAAAAAAGGTACTAAAATAAGAGTAGATGAACATACTATTCCTGTTGGTAAAGTATTAAATATAAATATATTTAAAGCTAAACATATTCCTACCGGCATGGATATATATGTTTCACAATATAATATAGAAAGATAAATGGCAACAAAATATACAAAAACATTTCAAGAGTATTTAAAGCAGTGGGAAGACGCTGCGGCCAATTCAGTAGGTGGAGGTGGTGTATCACTTCCTTCTGATGCTATGGGTAAAAAGGCATTACTTAGACGAAAAAAGAAAGTTTATGATGGAAGAACTAAAGAGGGCAAGAAGTTCGTAGAACGAATGCTCGCTAGGAGAGCAGCACGTGAAGCAAATAAAAAGTCTGATTAATTGGTTAATAGATTTATTTACCACACGATATACTATTCATATTTCATATGATAGTGAATGGGGTAATGCAGATGATAGAACATTTAAGAATGTTCGTAAAATCAGTAAACAAACATTTAAAGAGTTAAGGTTTATTGATGAAGATAAAAAAAGTATTAATATTAAATGCGAAAGCGGATTGAGATATAGAATAGAGGAACAATAATGCAACAAGTATTGATAGGAATTATATTAGTATTAGGATTAGGTGGTTATTGGTTATATAATGAGAATCAAACACTTTCCGCAAATAATGTAAAACTCGAAGCTGCTGTTGAAGAACAGAAGCAAACCATAAATACAATCAAAGAGAATTACGAGAGACAAGGAAAAGAATTGTCTAATCTTGCTCGTAAGAATGCTCAGATTGAAGCAGATAAGGATAAGTATTTAAGTATATTATCTAAACATAATTTTGAAAAACTGGCCATTGCTAAACCTGGTTTAATGGAAATCAGATTTAACAAAGGAACAGAAGAAGTGATAAAGGAGATTGAAAATGACACTAAAATCATTAGTGACCTTGGCAACGATAGTTCTGATTAGTGGATGTTCACTATTAGGAACTAAACAAATTGAAGTTGTATCTAAACCAGTAGAGTTACAAATCATACAACCAACCCTGCCTAGGGAAGTCTCATTAAATACTCCAAAATGGTATGTTGTATCTGAAGCTAGAATTGCTAACCCATGTAAAAAGGTTGAAGGTGAAACTAAAAGACCTAAGTCATGTGAGTTAGAGGATAGAGAAAATCCTGATTGGCCTGTAGGATATACTTACCTAGATAGATTTCTTGATGATATGAAAGCTCAAAATAACGGAGATGTTGTTTTCGTAGCTACAACTGTTGGTGATTATAAACAAATGACAGTTAACAATCAAGAGATTCGAAGATATATTAGAGAATTAGGTGAAGTTGTAGTTTATTATCGTAACGTAACTTTACCAAACGGTGAGGAAGGCGTAGGTGTTGAAGTAGAGAAAAAATAATGTGGGGTTTAATATTAAAAGTATTAAAACTTATATTTTCTTTAGCTTCAAAGAATATAGCCTTTAAACCACTACATCCTTGGTTGTTAAAACTAGATGCATGGTGCGAAAAGAAACTTGGTATTGATATAATCAAACAAGAGAAAAAGTTTCATCAAAAGTGGCCAGGCATATCAAAAAGAATTGCAATATTAGAACGCGATTCTCACCCACCAATCTGCTTAAAAGATTTTGATGGTTACCACGATTTGGTAAAAAGAATAGAAGAATTAGAAAAAAAGTAGTTTACATTTGAAGTAAACTGTGGTATAATATATATTATTATGAATGGGATAAACACAATGAACGTTACAAAAAGAGATGGAAGTATTCAACCTTTCGATTTAGATAAGGTACATAAAGTTTTAGAATGGGCAGTAGAAGATATCACAGGTGTATCAATGTCCGAAATAGAACTTAAAGCAAATATCCAACTTTATGATAAAATCCCAGCATATGATATCCATGAACTATTAATTAAATCAGCAGCTGAACTCATTTCAGATGCAACTCCAAATTATCAATTTGTAGCTGCTAGGTTAATATCATATAAACTCAGGAAAGAAGTCTATGGCCAATATGAACCATTTCATTTAAGAGAACTAATAGTTAATAATGTTAGCCGAGGAGTTTATGATGGTGCTATTATGGAAAATTATAGCCCAGATGAAATTGATGAACTTAATGATTATATTAAACATGATAGAGATGATACATTTACCTATGCTGGAATGGAACAATTCCGTGGTAAATATTTAGTTCAAGATAGAAGAACTAAAGAACATTATGAAACACCTCAAATGTTATATATGATGGTCGCAGCCACACTCTTTAGTGGATATAAAGAAAATAGATTAAAATACGTAAAGGATTACTATGATGCGATATCGCAATTTTACATTTCGCTCCCTACGCCAATCATGGCGGGAGTTAGAACACCTACTCGACAGTTTAGCTCATGTGTTCTTATTGA